AATTATATCCTCCTAGTTTTCCGAACATAGTCTCTAGGCCGTCGACTATACGCGTCTATGTTCTAATTAATTGTATAGTAATAAAACTATATACTACATTTTAGTAGAGTGCAAGAGAGCCTACGATGTGAATTGAATTTATTCAACGATGTAGCTTTTTATTAAGTAGCTACAGAAACTTGTGGGGCAGCGTCTTCCACCTTATTTCGCAGATGCTCTTTTTTAGCTTCTGCAAGTTTTATATGGCTAATTACTTCTCTGACTTTTCGGTCAATCCTAACCATATCGAGAGTATATCTACCCTCTTTAAGATGCTCCTGCTCCCATTCTAGGTCCAGACCTTTTTTCTTCGTATAAAGGTCGTTCAGATGTGTTTGCATTTGCTCCATCTTCTATAACCTCCTCATAGGTTATTCTATTTATCTTGGGATCGTTCATTTCTCCAAGATACTCCCATTTTATATCATTTTCTCCAAGTTTGTCAATGATAGCGTTTTCTACTGCTTCTGGGGAATCTTCTGATTCTATAATAAAATCTGCGTGATATTTGTAAGCGTAAATCTGGACTCGTAGTTTTTTCATATTCTCACCTCTTTTAAATTAAAAAGGGGCCGTTTTGAGGCGGCCCCTAATTTTATTTGGTATTACGCACCTTCAACGCCATAGATACCTCTAGGGTCTGATACTCCAAATGAGTATCTTTCTCTAGCTTTGTATCTAACGTTTCCAGTATTGAAATCACCTTCCATTTTAGTTTGGATAGGTAGTCTTTCAAAATACTTCATACCATTAGGCACATCAGTGATAATGTAGAATGAATCAGTATCTGTTAGATAGTGATTTACTCTGTAACCTTCTGGGATCATTCCCATAGATCTTAGAGCATTGATATCATTATCAGCTGTTCCAACTCTACCTTGAGATTTCATTAATCTCTCAGCAGTAAATTGGTTCTCAGAAGGAACGATCATTTTCATTCCTCTTGCTGCGATTTTAAGACCTCTTTCATCTGTCATACCAGCAATGTCGATCATTGCTTGTTCTAACGATGTTTCGTTAAGGTCTGCCTGTGTAGTTAGTGTGTTTTGGAAAGAACCAGCGATTGTTGGGTGTGCTGTGTTGAACAAAGAAACACCATCACCTGAATCAAAGTTATCCGTAGTTGGTAAACCTTGGTTAAGTGGGTTAGCTGCTTTGATCTGTTTAGCATTTGCCATAGATCTCGCTAGTGCTTTTGTATATCTAGACGAAAGTCTATCATACAAGTTATCTTCCATTGCTTCTTCAGTTAAAGCAAATGCAAGAGCCACAGTTTCGTTAGTGTATCTTGCAGTGAATGTTTCCTGTGCATTGTCGTATGCAACTGCTGAACCTTCAGGTTTAACATATGCATTAGCAAAGCCAGATAACATTACTTCTTCTTCAAAAGCTCTGTCAGATGTTTCAGTAACATATATCTCTGCATGTTCCTGATCATATCTTTTATACTCAAGGCCGAACAAGGCGTTTAAACCTGGCTCAAGCTCTTTTACGAGTTGTTGTCGTGATATAGCCATAATTTATTTCTCCTTATTACGCTGCCCCGGCAGTTCCAGATCCTAATAAGTGCTCGTTCACCATTACACGCCAGTTGACGTTTGCTGATGTTAGATCACTGTTTTCAGGGTCTCTTGAAACTCCGATGATTTTGAATTGCCCAGTAGTACCTAGAGTTGAATCCCCTAGTTCCATTGAGCTTACTCCGTTCAAAGTTGAACCACTTGTACCAGCTAAATCCGCACATTTGAAGATGTCTGTTTGAGCAGAAGCACCTGCATTGTCTGATTGGATTTCGTACATTTGTGATGGACTGTCATACACAAATGCCTCAACCGCGCCACTGTTAGGTGGAGTGATTGATCCTGGGTAGTAGTTTTTGAACGTAGGTTTTAATGTAGTTGGATCGTTATAGAATGTTCCCCAGAACGCTCCTAAGTTTAATACTAAACCAGCTGTTTGCAAGTCTACGTATCCTGTACCTGTAGCAGGCGAACCTACTAAAGCACCTTGGAATATTACACTCGCATCACCCGGACTGATATTATAAGAACTCATTCCAGTGGAATCATCTTGCTGACCAACTGTCTTTAACGGTCTAAGACCGAAAGCGGCATCTTGATTAGCCATATTATTTTCCTCCGTTAGCACCTGCCCTTACGGGCCTCCAGTGCGGTTAATTTGTTCCGTTGATAGTAAATGTTAAAAAACTTTTACTTACCACCGAAAGATTTGCTAGAGCGGCTATCATAACTGATAGGCATGCTCGGGTGCTGATCCTTCAGTAGATCGTTTTTGACTGCTTCGTCTCTTTCCATAGCTTTTTCACTATAGTATTTTTGACGTGCCTTCGCGACCTCGTTAGGTATTCTGGCCAGCAACAGACCTCCGACTCCGATCACTCCCTTGTGTTTGCCATCTTCAACTATTGGATAACCCGAATTCTTATACTCTGAAGCCATTACTAATTCATATCCTGATCTTAATTTACCAGAAATATTTTTAGTGTCGTCAAAGCCTAAACTCTCGGCTCTTATCCATCTGTGTCGAAAACCATCCGGCGCAGGTGGTGCATCTAAAGATGAGGGTGGTGTCCACTCGACAGGACGCTTAGTAGCTTCTCTTGTCTCGGACGCGCGTGAGTCTTTTTTTACTTCCTCTGTAACTTGTGTTTCAGTTTTAGATTTAGTCATGCTTATTACTCCTCTACGTTTACTTGTTTAGCATATTCTTCAAGTGGCACATTCAGTTTTTTAGCAATTGCTACTTGTGATGATGTGAGTCTCACAGTTTTGCGACCAGTGCCTCTTTTTACGTTTCGCGTAGCCGAAGCTACAGTTTGTGTAGGCTTAGTCGATTGTTCTGTATTATTACCAAACTTATGGGGAAATTCAAGCTTTATTCTTCTATCTAATTCTCCATAATAATCTTCCGATTGTGGGTCATAACCTTCCTCTTCTACCAATTTTCTGTGCAGATCAAATGCTGTATAAGTCATAGCATTATCTTTACCAAACCAGGCATTTTGTTCTGCCCATTCAGTAGCCCTTGGATCCGGCTTTGGTGTCTGAGAACGTTCTTGTTGAATATTTGGTTGTTGTTTATTTGATTCAATCTTCTTCTTTTCAGCTTCCTGACTAATTTTCATATCAGCCAATCTAGCTTCCTCGTAACCTAATTTAGCAATTTCTTTTTGTGCTTCAATTTCGGTTTCGATACTTCCATCTTCTCTAGCTTGCTTTAATTTAGATTTAGCAGCTTCAAGACTTGAAGTAATTCTACTCTCCATTTCAGATACATAACCTGTATCTAATTTAGATAATCTCTCTTTTAAAGACTTCTGTTCTCTTAAAACAGATTGAGCATATTTTGTGGCTTCGTCTCTTTGACGTTCAGACTCACGCATACGCTTTGTAAGTTTAGCGATTCTTTTTTTAACTCCTTCGCTATACTCATCTAATTCTGATTCTTGTTTCGGTGTTTCTTCTTTAGTTGTTTCTTCCTGTATAAGTTCTTTTGGAGATTCTTCTTTTTTCTCCTCTGTAACTTCTACTTCTCCTTCCGGTTTTTTTTCAGGAACAGCAACATCTTGTGCTCCTTCTTTAACCGTTTCTTCTGGTAAGGTAACCTCTGTATCAGGTCCATCTGATGGCAGATCAATTATCTTTTCTTCTTTGTCCGGCATAAGTTCTCCTATGTTTAATATTCATGCAAGATATCCTCTGGATTCTTGATTGTTGCTAAAACTTCATCGTCGTTTAGCAGACGAACTTCGCCACCTTCTATTTTTATTCTAGAGCCTGCGTAACGTGCAAACATTACCCAATCTCCAACTTTGCACCAAGGCCCATCCGGAAATCTTTTTTCATCTCCGTATGCATCTGGCCCCATTGCTAAGACATTTCCACACTGTGATGCTACTTGTTGTTTTTCTAAAGTAGACTCACCTAGGATTACTCCTCCCTTAGTTTTTTCTTTCATTTTGAAAGGTAAAACTAAAAGCCTCCAACCTGTAGGTTGAGGTAATTTTGTTGATTCGTTTGTAACTTTTTTGGTTTTCTTTACACCAATAAGATCATTGTTTGGTGTTAATATTGATGACTGTTCCTGTTTCATTATCTTCTGGCTCCTTATTTGTTAGCAGGGTAGAGATCTCCTGTAAAATTGTTTCGTATGCACGAAGTTGTCCTACCATATATTGATATTTTTCGTGATTGTCAACCTGTCCATTTAGGACATAGGTTTGCACAGACTTCTGTGTTTCTTCAATTTGTTTTTTTAATTTATAAATTAATTGTATTCCGTCCATTACTTAGGAGTTTTTACTGTGATTCCTCCGCTAGGATAATTAAACTTATTATTACCTAGAACTGGTTTATAACCAGGTACGTTTACTAATCCACCGTCTGCCATTTTTGTTCTAGGCACACAGTTAGGAACCATTTTTTTACCTTTCTTTTTCATTCCTTTTTGAACATATCCTTGCCAACACGCCATTATTTTTTCCCCTTAAATATTTGTGTTCCCTTTATACCATAAATGCTCGCCACGACAAGGATCCACAAATTTGTAAACCATGACGGGAGCGACTGGAAGTGTTCGAAAAAAATTTTTATTTTGTCCATCGCTTGGGCGTCGTCCGAAAAGACTCCATATGCAAGCACCAAGATGGGCAACGTGAGAATTACGAGAACGGCCTCGTCCTTGTAATCTGCTTGACGCGCTTCTAAAAGTTTTCCTTGGTAGGCTTCCTCACCACGAGCTTGTCGTTCAGCATGCAACAACTGTGCATCTGACATTGCAACTTTTGCTTTTTGTTTGTTAGCGTAAATTTTTGATCCGGCAGAAACTGCTAACTTAATAGCTTGAAACCACATATTAGTACCAAGTAGCTTTTACCGGTTTTTTGTCAGCTCTTAATCTTTTAGTTCCTCTGACATCTACTGTTTGTGATTCTTGTGGGTTAGTTGCTTCTATTTCAACTCCACCTGTAGCTGAACCATCTTTTGAAATTCCAGGTCCTACAGTTACTTTTGGTTCTTTAACGTAGCCAGATCCTTTTTCCCAATCTTGCATTATACTTTTCCTCCACCTCTAAAAGCTTTTCCTAATCCTCTTTGAGCCATTCCACCACCTCTTCTTAACTCTCTAACGATTCTTTTCTTTTCATCTTTTAGATTCTTTTTACCTTTTTTAGTATACGCTTTTTCAGAGTCTACTCTTCCAAGTTCCTCTAGTCTGTTCATTCTTCTAGTATTTGGCATAATTATTTATCCATTGTTCCGACAGAAGAGTAAGCTCTTTTACCCATAGCTTTCTCCATGCCTTTTGATTCATCTCTTCTAGCTTTGAAGCTTTGAGATTTAGTTGACTCTTTGCCATCTCTAGCACCTAGAGATTCGTCAAGTCTGTCATTGTAGCCTTGTCTCTTTTTTCCATTAGCACTACCACCGCTGCCGTATGGGAATCTTACAGAGTAAGGTCTATTTCCAAAATCATTTCTCATAGTTTTCTCCTATTACTGTGTTTTTACTCTAAATAAATTTGCAAGTCCACCACTATTTAACATCATTGATTCCTTTGTTTGAGGCATTTCTGCAGTATCTTGAATAATACCTTTTTCTACTAACAAAGCTCTTTGTGCTTGTTTCTCTTTAATTTTGTCCCATATATTGAATATATCTGTTTCGTCTCTGTCTTCAATAACTTGATTTGAAGCCATAAGTTCTTCAACAATTGTTTCTGGACCATCACTACCTGTATCATCATCTCTTGATCTAGGTTGAGTAAGATCTAATTTTTCTTGTGTTAATGTTTGATAGATAGTGTCTGTGTGAGGTGTGTATTTTGTAGCTCCAATTGTTTCTAGCATTTTTAAATCTGCATCAATTTCAGCAATTCTTTCTTTTTTCTTTTTTTCTTGATCATAAACAAATTTAGCAAAACCGAAAGGATTTGTTATAGACATAGCTCCTCTTAAAACATTAAATGTTCTTAATGATTTATTTCTAAAACTGTCATAATCTTTTTTTCTATTTATAATCTCGTTTTGAATTCTAACTTTATCTTTTGGTCCAATATAATCTGCTCCACCTTTTTCTTTTTCTTCGTCTTCTGATACAACAAAACCATAATCAGAACCTGTGTAGTCAGGGGCATTGTCTGGAGTAAGATTCATGTCAGACATCATTTGAGCTACATCATCTTCTTGGTCCGCTCCACCTCCAGTATAATTATTTCCACCTCCTCCAGTGTTTTGATTCCCACCATAATTACCACCAGATGATGCTCCACCTGCCGGACCTGCAAACCCACCACCAAAATCATCTGATGATGCATCTCTACCACCACCTTGAAATGGAACACGTCCACCTTTTTTCATAAACAAAGTTGTAATACCATCTTCACTAAGTAGTAAACTATTTAAAGGATCACCTTCTTTGTCTTCAGAGGCAAACAAGTCAATTCGTTTAACTTCATCATCGCCGTCTTCTTTTTCAGATTCTATTTGTAATTTTTCTTCGTCAGTAAATTGATCTGACGGTAGCTCGGCTGTTAAAGAAATTTCTTCGCCTTCAGTTTCATCAATACTTAATATACCATCGTTTAACATTTCCATTTTCTCAGTGCTTTGTTTATTCTAGAATCAGGATCGTTAGCTGTTTTCTTAGATGTTAATTTTTTCTTCATACCTTTCATACGCGCGCAGAAAGATTTTTTTCGTTTGCCACCTTCAGGTTGTGGACGTTTTAAATCAGAGCCAGGGTTTTCTTTCTCGTAAGACTTACGACCTTTTTCGTTAAGTCCACCAGATTCTGACTTCCCTTCTTTTCTTGTCCAAGCAGCACCGCCATTTCTAAACTGTTGTCTGACTGCGCCCATCCCTTTGGTGTATAACATTATGCAAAACTCCTATACGATTTAGTTTTCTGAGCAATTTTTTTAGGTTGTTTAACAAACTGTTTACCTTTTTTCTTGCCTTCTCTTTTTGCTTTTGTAGTTGCAGCATATTCTTGTGAAGACATATTTTCAATAGCTTTTTTTGGTAAATATCTTTCTCCTGTTTCTGAAGATTTTTTACCAGACTTTGTAGTCCATTTTTGATCACCCCAAGCTTTAAGAGATCTTTGTGATTTTGCTAGAGCCATTATGATTTATATCCTCCCCCAGCTTTCTTATAAGCTTTGGCAAGAGCCTGCGCTTTTCTCGCTGACCATTGTCCCGCTCCGGTCCCGTGTGATGCTTGTGATTTTATTCTTTGAAATATTTTTTTTCTCATTTCAGGTTTAGTATAGTTACCTGCTTTGTTGACTGAGCTTTTTTCTTTCGCCATATTAACTCCTTGGTCCTTTCAGTTTAGTAACGTCAAACATTTTTGTTGCATCGGTTTTTGCTTTTGCACGGTTTGACATTTTTTGTTTCTCAATAGATGTAGCTGCACGCAGTAATGCTAATTCTTCATTCTGTTGCATCTTCTCTTCTTGAATATCTCTGTTCATTAAGATTTTGCTCTTATCTAAATTGATACGAGCTTCATCTTCTTTCATTTTTCTCATATTGTCTTGAGCTTTTAGATCTAACTCTCTTGCTCTTAATTTAGCAATTGGGTCATTACCAAAGTCTCCACTAATTTTCTTCTCTTCAGCTAAGAAGTCACCCATCATTTCTGCAATAAGAGTTGCTTTTCTAGCTTCTATATCTATTTGTAGTCTATCCATTTCACCTTTAACTTCTGGTGATTGTGCCATTTGTGGATTCATTTGTGCTAGTTGTTGTAGCTCTTGTACTTTACGAATCTGTTCTTGCATTTCCATTTGCACCTGTTCGTCAGCCATCAAAGAAATATGTTCAAATATATTTTTTTCTAGTGACGCCATAATTTGTGGATTATTTTTAGCCATGTTCGTAGACATAAACGCAACGTGAGCTGCGATGTGTGCTTGGTGATCTTGTCCAGTAAACGCTTGGAAAGGTTTACCAGCTAATGCATCTATGTGTTCCAACGCCGGATTCTTTGGTGCCGGTGGTGGTGGAGGTGGTAATACTTGATCAATATTCTTCACTCCTAATGCTTCGTACATATCTCTGTACGCATTGTATAGATTATGCATTTGTGGGTTAGACTGAGCTAACTGTAATTCTGTTTGTGCAATTGCAACTCTTTGTGTTGATGAAAATATATTTGGATCAGCAACAGGAAGTATATCTACTTTTGCATCAAAGTCTGTTTGTTTAATTTCTTTTTGTCCACCTACTACATCGTACGGGTAAACGGGTGGTAGGTAAGTTGAGAATACATCTGACAACAAAGTAAATTCTGTTTTCATTGATGCATACAATCGTTTATGGATCGCTGACATGACCCTGGAGCCACGCTCTAAAAGGGCTACGGTCGTACCAACAGCGGCCTGCTGGTTCCCGTCCCCGACCTGCATGTCAGCAATGGACGCGAATCGTTGACCTGCACTTACACAAATTCCCATCAACTGTAATAAAGTTGCTGACGGTTCTTTGTATGGCAGATTCATAAAGGCATCTCTAAGAGAGCCACCAGGAGCGTCGACATCTCGCCACTCACCTGGTTGTAGAGATTGGGCATCATCTCTAACTCTGATACCCCTCTGTTTAAATCCTGATGGCAAGTTCGATAACGTACCTGCATCGATGAGTTGACGAAGTGCAGACGTTGCTGCTCTTGTTAGACCGCCAATCATATGGATTAATCCAAATCCGTAAAAACCTAGTCCAGGCAGAAATTTAAAATGGACGAAGTATTGGATTTTATTTTTTTTGGGATCATCTACTCTAAAGTTTCTTCGAATAGATAATATTTTTCGCGAACCATTGTCGATTGTTACAATGTATGGAATCTTAATTCCAGTCGGGACACCATCGGGTCCCCTATCTTCAAAGCCTTCGAGATCTAAATTAACATGACACTCAATCAACGTATAGATCGGGTTGTTCTTTTGTTGACCTGTTGATCTTGTTCCTTCTAGTTCTCGTTCTTTTTTCTTCAGCTCTGTTTCTTCTGCGTAAGGTGTGCCTAATTCTATATCTCTATAGAATCCTGCAACTTGTTGCTTACGTAAATCATTACCAGACATTTTGATGACATGACATATGGCTTCCGCATCCTCTAATGAGGTAGCAGAATACGGAACCACTAAGTCATCTGCAGTAACGAACTTTGATACAGCTCGTTCCATCAAATCGTCATAATAAACTTTTTTAAATGTAGAACCTGCAAGAGGTAAATAAAATAACATCTGATCAAACTCAGGTTCAAACTCTTTCATGACATCCATCAATTGATAGTTCATAAAATTTTTGACTCTTACTGCTTGATCTTGTTTTTCTCTTGAAGGGCTACCTAAAACTTGTGTTCTAACAGGACCTGCTGCAGGTAATAATTCTTTGTAAGCTTGTGCTTGGAATTGTGTAACTGCTTCTGCAAGGACTGGGTGTGTTGCACCT